GTCGTTCTGGTTGTCGCTCAATTTTTGATAATTGCTCAATGAAGCCCAGCGTATCAGTGAAGCTCAAATTAGCAGCTTTAGCATTTACACCCACTCGAGCAAAAATACTGGACAAATCCTCAAGTTCAGCATTACCCAAACGTCCAGCGGTCGTCATCTGGTCAAGTAACTGAACAGCCACTTCTGGTTTAGACAAGTCAAAATCGAATGTTTCAGCAGCCACGGAAAGAGAAGCTGATAATACTTGCGCATTAGACCCTGTTACCGCCATTGCTGCGTTGATAGCATTGATAGTGACACGCGCTTTTTGCCACTCCATGCCCGACTGAATCAAATTATTAAAACCACCCAATAATGACTCAATTGGCTGTCCCGTATCTCGACTCATTGTCAAAATATCTTCGCGCAACTGGTTAGCCATTTCTTGCGTAGCGCCCGCTGTCTGCCTAATTTGTATAAGGCGTTTATCTAGCTGTGCTGAATCCATTATTGTTCGCGTACTTAAATAAGCTGCACCAGCACCTGACAAAATAGCGGTATAACGATTGCCTAGCTTATCAAGACCTCGCGCCGTTACTGAGACAGAGCGATTTAACAGGGTCATTTGATTGCGACCCGTTTTGCTAAAGCGTTTCCAGCGTTGCTCATTAACACGCATTTGCTGGGTAAAGTTACCACCCGCGTTAATATTAATACTGGTTGTTAAATCGCTCATGTGTTTAGTTAAATCTCAATAAAAGCTTTCTTAAAGGCATGTTTAAAACATGCGGTAATGGCGTCTGTGTTGATTGGCTGAAATTAAGACTCAGCTTTTCCATCATCACCATCAGACGCATCAGGTCGCCCCCGTTCGGCTGCGTCCTCCATTGCTTTAACTGCTGCCGCATCCATTTTGTTAGCAGCTGCTTGAAGTGCATCTAAATCGTCAGGGTGTAGGCGTTTGATGTCATTCACACTTAATTGAACAATCACCTCGCCGAGCTTGGTGATTTGACGGCGTAAAATATTGATACCGACCAAGGTTGGGCTAACAACAAACTCGTGTGCCTGCTCACCATTTTTATCTAAGACTTGAACCAGTTTTTCTGACTCTTCATGCGCATCGATGATGTTGGCAGTAGTGACTTCTGTTAGCGTGATTTGGCGGTACTCTGTACCGCCATATTTGAAGTCATGTTGAAGTTGTACAACCACCTCAGCCATTAGACTTTCTCCGCTGGGTCGCCATGCATTTCAACCGCTGTGCTTTCTTTCTTGAGCTTGACAGTGCCGACAGTGAAGGCATTTTTAATCAGATAAATTTGACCTGTGTCTGCTTCAAAGGTGATGGTTTTGTCTTTCCATTTACCGATTTCAACCACATCAACATTCTCATCCATGGGTTTATCAAATGTAACCATGGCCGGTTGAGTGCCTTCATACATTGGATGCGTTTTACCATCTTCGGTGGTTTTCGATGTGTAAGTATCACCACCGGGATCAAGTTCGGCATTTTCTGACAAGATAAAACCGCCGTCAGATTGAATTTTCATTTTTCCTGCAATCATGTTTTAGCTCCTATTGATGTTCAGTTTGCACGGCAACGTTGCGTAAGTTGTAGATCAGAATTGGTGACTGATACATGTCAACGCGGTTGTTATCATCGGCATTGATTTCGGCGTGCAAGGTCTCTTTGTAGTCTTCATAGTCTTGCACCCAACCTTTGTCTTCAAACTTGCGATACAACACCAAAAACTCGACTTCCAAGGCTTTCGGCGTGACGATAGGTTGGCCTTCTGGAATGTCATAACCGTTATCAGCCAACTTGTGACGTGGGAATTTAAGCGAGATATGGGCGCGTTGTTCAAAGCGAATCCGCTCAAGCGTTTCAGGTGTAGTGATATCTAAGAAGCTATCATCAGAAAAGCCTGCATCGTTTTCTTGATACATGGTGATTTGACGTTCGATACGCACCGTGCCATCACGGTCAACGGTGTGCGTTGCAATACCATCAAACAAAAGTTGATTTCGCTCAATATCATTCCAACGATCTTCTTTGGCGGCTGGGTAAATGCCCGGTAATGCAATGGTGCGAAGTTGACGAGCAGGATCAATCTCAAGCTCTAATGACGCTACTGCTGTGTTTGCTGCTGCCCATAACCATGTTGGTGACATTGCAAGGTTGGTACCCATCATGCTGATATGAGGGGTATTACCTGTGCCACCATAGGTACCTGTTGCTGAGTGAGTGCCGCGATAAGCACTAAATGCACGACCACCAATTTGGCGCATTGGGCCATAACGACTATCAAGCTCAGTGGCTAGCTTAGTCATGTTTGCACCATCGGTGAACGGGTTTGCAAACCAGTTATACCATTCATCCGCAATAGCAGTAATCACATCATTGATGTCAGGTGAACCCGTGCCACCAGAGAAGTTAACAAGGCTTAAGGTGACACCTTTTGGTAACTCTTCACCATCAAAATAATTAAGGCGAATATCAATGTCGTTGCCGGTTTCACCTTTCCATTTGCAGGTAAAGTTAACAAGACTTGTGTTGCCGCCATCAATTGCAGCCGTAACTGGCAATGCATCGTCTTTGTAGTTATTTACTGCATCAACAACAGCTTGCGCAATCTCTGCTGTGGTGTCGGTTGCTGATACACCTACTTGTAAACGATAACCCGCTATATATAAGAATAGCGTGCCAGCTCGAGTAGCTACGGTATTAACCGTTAATGAACCACTTGCGGCCACACCTGCTGCTGGTTCATCTAAAGCAATAAACCATTTTTCAGTAAATGGACTCGCATTGATAGCGATTTTACCCATTTCAGCTAGCATGGAGCCACGACCAAATGCTTCTTCTAATTGCGTTTTATTGTTAGCACGAATCAACTGATTTGCTGCTGCAGAGCCTGTTGATAGCTTGATGCCGATATACAAGCTCTTAAAGTCAATAACACCATTACCAGCTAGTCGGTTGCTGATATTAATATTGACACTTGGAATGCGTAACTTTGATGGCACACCTTCTACTGAAATACCCATTTATGCGTCCTCTTTGCTAGTTGCTTTTTTGTCTGCAGCTGCTTGTTTTTTTTGCAGTGCTTTAATTTGCGTTTCATCTGTGATGATTGATAAATC